CAGCATGAAGAGGCCAACGACGAGCGCGATTATCAGGGCGCCCGTGCGCAGCGGTTTGCGCTTGCGGTGCCGCGATCTGTGCCGCGATCGAACTTGCCGTGTCAATGTTGCTCTCCCTTACTACCCGGTGGTATCTGGCACCCGGACTGGGTGCGCACAAGGACGATGTTTCCAGCGCTGAGGCCCCCTCAATACGCTTGCTGCATCAGGCCAACCGACCTCGCCCACCTACCGGAGCTCTTTCATGCCCTCGACCCGCGAGACGATCCTTGCTGCGCTGACGGCCCAGCTGGCCGCACACGCGGGGGCGGAGGTGCGGCGCAATGCGACGCTGCCCGAGCGGGTGCCGGCCGAGGGGCTGGTGATCCTGCGCGATGGCAATCCGGGCGAGCCGGATGTGACGCTGAGCCCGTGGCGGGCCTATTACCGCCACCGCGTGGAGATCGAGGCGTTCATGCCGCCGGGCGCGGCGGAGGCGGCGCTCGACGCGCTGCTTGCCCGCATCGGGGCTGCGCTGGCGCATGATGACAGCCTCGGCGGGCGCGTCGAGCTGATGACGGCGTCCGCCCCCGAACTGCAGCCGGTCCCGGTGGAGGGCGGCGCGCCGTTTCTGGCCGCGGCACTGGCGGTCACGCTGGAATATCAGGTCAGCGATCCGCTGACCGGGTGAGAGCGCCCGACAGGCGCAGATTTTCGAACATCACAGGAGGACCAGCATGGGCAAGCAACGCGCCTATGGCGCCGATGCCACACTCAGGGCCGCGCGCGAGATGCAATATGGCGGGGCCACCATCGGTCCGGTGCGGGCGCTCGATTTCAAGACGGCGGATCTGTCGGCAAGCATTCCGCTCGGCGACGACCCGTTGCTGGGGCGCGGGCGCAACGCGCAGGATCCGTATCGCGGTCTGGTCACCGATGAGGGGCAGATCGAGATCCCGTTCGATCTGCAGGGCACCGGCTGGTGGATGACGGCGCTCTTCGGCGATCCCGAGACCACGCCGCAGGCGGCGACGGCGCGGATCACCTTCGCGGACAATCCTGCATCCGGTGACACGCTCACGCTGAACGGGGTGACCTGGACCCTTGTGTCCGGCGTGGCGACGGGCGACGAGACGGAGATCGGCACCACGCTGGCCGACACGCTCGCCGCGCTGGCTTCCGACCTCACCGCCGCCAGCGACTCCGCGCTCGCGGTCGCCACATATGCCATGGAGGATGACACCGCGCTGGTGATTACCCACGACACCACCGGCCCGGACGGCAACGCGGTCACAATTTCTGCTTCGACTGCACAGCGTTCCGCCCCCACCCTCACCGGCGGCGGGTACCGCCATGTCTGGCGCAGCGGGGCCGACGCGATCCCATCCTTCCTGATCGAGATCGGGCATCCCAAGCTCACGAGCCCGGTCTTCTTTCGCCATGCGGGGGCGGTGCTGGAGGAGCTGTCCTTCCAGATGGGCCAGGAAGGACCGGCCAACGCCACCGTCTCGGTGGTGGCGCAGGGCGAGGAGACTGCCGGCACCACGCTGGACGCGGACCCTGCCGCCTTTGCGCTGCGCCGCTTCAGCCAGGGGCGCGGGCGCATTCTGCGCGCCGGCGCACCGCTCGCCGGTGTCACCGCCGGCTCGCTGACCTTCTCCAACGGCATCGAACGGGTGCGGTCGATCCGCGAGGATGGCCGCATCGATGGCGCGGATCCCACCCTCGCCACCTGCGAGGGATCGCTGACCGTGCGCTTCGATGGCGAGACGCTGATGGCCGAGGCCGCCAGCGGCGATCCGGTCGCGCTGGTCTACGGCTTCGCGATGGCCGAGGGCTACGGGCTGACCTTCACCCTGCCGCGGGTCTACCTGCCCAAGCCGAAGTATTCGATCACCGGCCCCGCCGGGGTCGAGGCGAGCTTCGACTGGCGCGCCGCCGCAGATGCGACGGGCGTGATGCTTGAGGTCGCGCTTCTGAATGATGTGCCAACCCATGGAGAGACCTGATGATCCGTCTCGACCTGAACGCGACCCCCGACTGGCTCGATCTCGGGCACGGCGTGCAGCTGCGCGTGGCGCCCATAACCACCTCGCTGATGAACCGGGCCCGCGAAGAGCCAATCCTCGCGGATCTGCCGGAAGAAGCCAGCGCGAACAGGCGCGGCATTGCGCTGGCGAAGGCACTGGCGCGTGTGGCCGTCGATGACTGGGCCGGCGTGCATGACGCCGACGACGCGCCGGCCGAACTCACCCCCGAAGGCCTCGACGCGCTGCTGGAGATCGTGCCGATCTTTGAGGCGTTCCAGCTGCGCTACGTGGCCCCGGGCCTGCATCTGGAGCAGGAAAAAAACGCCTCAGCGCCCTTGCCGAGTGGCACTTCGGCGGGGGCGCGCAATACTGCAAAAACTGCATCCAAATCTGCGAAGCCTGCCCGGCGCGGCAAAACGCGCCGCTGACGCGCGAGGGCGCGCTGGCCTGGGATATCGCCTGCCGGGCCACGGGCCAGCTGCGGGTTGCCGAGGGCGCGGTGCTCGGCTGGGACATGGGTGCGGTGCTGGCCATGGCCACAGCCGGCGGGCTCGACCCACGGGCGGCGGTCGAGCTTCTGCCGGTGATCGAGGCGGCGATGGTGCGCGCGGTGAATGCGCAGATCCGGGCTCAACGCCCGCACTAGAGGCACACGCCGTGATCACCCGCGCAGTAAAAGCACAAACCCGTAAAAGTTAGATTGATCGAGGGCCTCAATGAGCAGCGCATCAAAACAGGTCACGGTGCGGCTCGCCGCCGAGGGCGGCCGACAGGTGCGCGCCGAGCTCAGGGGGATCGGCACCGACGGCGCCACCGCGTTCCAGCGTCTGGGCTCGGAGATGGAAGCCGCCAATGCGCGCGCCGACCGGTTCTTTCGCCGGCTGCGGATTGCCGCCGCGGCCGGTGCTGCGGCCGTGGGTGCTGCGGCCACGGCGATGATCCGCAGCGGGCTGCAGATCGTGGACAGCCAGGCCAAGCTGGCGCAGTCGCTGGGCACCACGGTCGCCTCGATCCAGACGCTGGAGCGCGCGGGCGAGCTGGCGGGCGTGTCGATGTCGGGCATCGAGCAGGCCACCAAGGATCTGACACGCCGTCTCAGCCAGGCCGCTTCCGGGACCGGCCCCGCCGCCGACGCGCTGGACCGGCTGGGTCTGTCGGCCACCGAGCTGATCGCCCTGCCGCTGGACGAGCGTGTTGGGGCGATCAACGCCGCCATCGAGGAGTTCGTGCCGGCGGCCGAGCGCGCCGCGGTGGCGGGCCAGCTCTTCGGCGAGGAAGGCTCCATCGCCATGGGCCGGATCGACAGCGCCACACTGCGCCAGGCGACGAAAGACGTGCGCGCCTTCGGGGTCGTGGTTTCCGCGCAGGATGCGGCCCAGATCGAACGGACCAACGATGCGATCTCACGGCTGGGGCTGATCTGGCGCGGGCTGGCCAATCAGCTGGCGGTCGCCGCGGCCCCGGCGCTCGAGGCGGTGGCCGACGCGATGGCCGCACTCGCCGAACGCAGCGGGCCCGTGGGCCGTGCCATAGAGCTTGTTCTGGGCAATCTCGACCGGCTGGCGGCGACGCTCGCGGCGGTTGCCGGGCTGGTTGCCGGGCGCTTCGTGGCGGGAATGGCGGTTGCAGCTGTCAGCGTGCGCGGGCTGGCCACGGCGCTGGCGCTGCTGCGCGGGGCGCTCATACGGCTGCCCTTTGTGGCGCTGGTGATCGGCGCGCAGGAGCTGATCCTGCGCTTTGGCCGGCTGGTTGCAGCGGCAGGGAGCTTCTCCGAGGCCCTCGATCTGTTGCGCGGCGTGGCCGCGGAGGTCTGGGAGCGGATGGGCACCGGCGCACAGGCGCTCGGGGCGACGGTGGCGGCAGCATGGGCCGGGATCCGCGCCAGCGTGGCAGACGGCGTGCAGGCCAGTCTCGATGCGGTCGCGCGCGGGGCGTCGCTCATAATCAACACCTGGCGCGGGGCGTTCGCGGCCACGCAGACGATCTGGTCCGATCTGCCGGCCGTGCTGGGCGAGGTCGTGACCGGGGCGGCCAATGCCATGGTGCGCGGCGTGGAGCGGATGCTGAACGCGGTGATCGGGCGCGTGAACCGCTTCATCGCCGGGATCAACACGGTGCTCGCCGCATTGCCGTCATGGGCGGTGGGCGATGGCGGGCTGCGCATCGGGGCGCTCGAGGATGTCAGCCTTGGCGGTTTTGAGGCCCGGTTCGCGGGCGCGGCGCGTGATGCCGGCGGCCGTGCGGCGGAGGCCTTCACGCAGGCCTTCGAACGAGAGTACCAAGTCCCCGATCTCGGGCTGGGGGCCTATGCCGCGGACGCCCGCGCCACGCAGGACGCGCTGCGCGGCGTGGCCGAGGAACTGCGTGGGGCGGCAACAGGGCCGCTGGAGTCGGTCGACGCGATCCGTGAGGAGCTGGCCCGGACCTCGGAGGCGGCGGATGCGTCAGTGGACGCCGTGGCCGGGATCGGGGACGCCTTCGACGGGGTCTCCGGCGGGGAGGATGGGACATCAGGCACCGGTTCCGGCAGCGGAGGCGCCGCGGGGCGCGCGTCCAACGCGGCCACGGAAGCGGGCAACGCGATCGCGGCGGCGGGCGAGACGGCGGCGCGGGGCTGGGATGCCGTCACGGAAAGCCTGCAAGGCTATGCCGACAGCGCGATGGAGACCGGCCGGCAGATCGGCGAGGCGCTGGTCAGCGCGTTTCGCGGGGCCGAGGACGCGCTTCTGACGCTGGTCACGAAGGGCAAGGTGGATTTCCGCGACCTCGCCAATTCGATCCTCGAGGACATCACCCGCATCGCGCTGCGTACGGCGGTGCTCGGCCCGCTCGCCAACTGGCTGGGCGGCGCGCTCGGAGGAATCGGGGGCGGTCTGGGCGGCAGCCTAACCGCCGCAGTGGCGCATTCGGGCGGCGTGATCGGTGTCTCGGCACTGCCGCAGCGGCAGGTGCCGGCCATGGCCTTTGCCGGGGCACCCCGACTGCATGCGGGTGGCATGGTCGGGCTTCAACGCAGTTCTGGCATTGCGGGCCTGCGGCCCGACGAGGTCCCGGCGATCCTGCAGCGCGGCGAGCGGGTGCTGTCGCGCCGCGAGGTGGCCGAGGGACAGCGCGGTGGTGGCAACGGCCGTGACGGCGGCGTCACCGTCAACATGAGCATCTCCACGCCCGATGCCGACAGCTTCCGGCGTTCGCAGGGCCAGATCACCGCCGAGATGAGCCGCGCCATCGCCCGTGCGCGGCGCAATCGCTAGCAGCAATCGCCAGGCGCAACCAATAGGAGACCCGATGACCGACTTTCACGATGTGCAGTTTCCGTCCGCCATCGCCTATGGCGCCAGCGGCGGGCCGCGGTTCCTGACGGCGATCACCGCCACGCAGAGCGGCCGGGAGCAGCGCGTGGCGCAATGGCAGCGCTCGCGGGGCGAATGGAACGTCTCCACGGGCATCCGCTCGCGCGCGGACGTGGCGGCATTCCTCGCCTTCTTCTACGCCCGGCGCGGCCGTGCGCACGGGTTTCGCTTCCGGGACTGGACCGACTTCCGGTCGGTGGGACAGCTGCTCGGGCTGGGTGACGGGGAGCGCACGGAGTTCCAGCTGGTCCGGCGCTATGACAGCGGCGGGGTCATTCACGAACGCCGGATCACGCGCCCGGTCAGCGGCACGATCACGGTTTATCGCGATGGCGTCGAAGTCACCGCCGGGGTGTCCGTCGATCACACCACCGGCCTCATCACCTTTTCGACACCGCCGGATCCGAACGTCGCGGTCACCGCGGATTTCGAGTTCGACGTCCCCGCGCGGTTCGACACCGATGCCGCCGATCTCACCGTCGAGACCTTCGAGATGCAGCAATGGGGCCGGATCACCGTGGTGGAGATCCGCGAATGAAGGCGGTGTCACCAGAGCTGGCCGCGCATCTCGAGGGCGATGTGCTCACATTGGCCACCTGCTGGCGGCTGGCGCGCCGTGACGGGGTGGTGTTTCGCGCGACCGATCACGATGGCGATCTTGCGGTCGACGGCGAGACCTATCGCGCCCGCGCAGGCTATTCGCGCACTGCCGTGGCCTCCGAGGCCGGGCTCGCGGTCGGCAATGTCGATCTCGAGGGCGTGCTCGACGACGCCGGGCTCGAGGCGGACGCGCTGCGCGCGGGGCTCTATGACGGGGCCGAGGTGCGGATCTTCGTGGTCAACTGGCAGGACCCGTCGCAGGGCACCCTCCGGCTGCGCCGCGGCTGGCTGGGCGAAGTCATGCTGTCAAGCGAGGGCCAGTGGCGCACCGAGCTGCGCGGCATGTCTCAGGTGCTCGCACAGCGGCTGATCGAGCCCTACACGCCCGACTGCCGCGCCGATCTGGGCGATGCGCGCTGCGGGGTGGCGATCACGGATCCGGAGTGGACACGACCGGGCCTCGTCACCGCACCGCTCGACGCGCTCTCGTTCACCGCCGTGATCGATGTGGAGGGCAAACCGAATGACTGGTTCACCGGCGGGGTCATCATCTTCACCTCGGGTCAGAACAGCGGCCGGGCCATCGAGGCGCGCGGATCGGATCTGGCGACGGGCGATCTGGTGCTCTCCTTCCCGCCGCCCTTTCCGGTGGGGACGGGCGACGCGTTCGAGATCTATCCGGGCTGCGACAAGCGGCTCTCCACCTGCATCGAGCGGTTCGACAATGTGCTCAATTTCCGGGGCGATCCCTTCGTGCCGGGGGCCGACAAGCTGACAGAGACGCCAAATGCACGATGAGCCAAAGCAGCGTGAGCCAGTGTGCGGTGACGACGTGATCGCCGAGGCACGCCACTGGATCGGGGCGCGCTGGCGCCATCAGGGCCGCGGGCCAGCCGGCGTGGACTGCATCGGGCTGCTGATCGTCGTGGCCGATGCACTCGACGTGCCGCATCATGATGTGACGGGCTATGACCGACGCGCGACCGGCACCAGGTTGCTGGAGGCGTTCGCGGTCGATCTCGATCCGCTTCCCCTCGGCGAGGCGCGCCCCGGCGACATCCTGGTCTTTGCCGAGACCAGCTATCCCTGCCATGCCGGGTTTCTCACCGCGCGACACGGTGTCCCGCATCTTTTGCACGCGCATGCGCTGCGGCGCTGCGTGCTCGAGGAGCCGCTGATCGAGCCATGGCTGTCGCGCCGGCGCGCCGCGTGGCGTATTCCGGAGGTGGTCTGATGGCGGTGCTGGCCATCGCCGGCGCGGGCGCATTGGGGAGCACGGCGCTCGGGCTGGGCTGGCAGGCCGGCTGGCTGATCGGCTCGACTGTCGGCTCGCTTCTCTTCGGCCCCGACCAGCCCGATATCGAGGGGCCGCGGCTGCGCGATCTGTCGGTGACCTCCTCGGCCTGGGGCGCGCCCATCCCGCTGATCTACGGCACGATGCGCGCCTCCGGCAACGTGATCTGGGCGCCGGGGATCCGCGAGGAGCGCCAGACCCGAAAGGTGGGCGGCAAGGGCGGCGGCGGTCAGCGTCAGACAACCTATGGTTACTACGCCTCCTTCGCGCTCGGCCTCGCCGAAGGCCCGGCCGGGGATCTCATCCGGATCTGGGCCGATGGCAAGCTCATCCATGATGCGCGTGGTACCAATCCGGATGTGTCGATCCCCGGGCTGGAGTTTCGGTTTTATGAGGGAGGCGAGGACCAGCTGCCCGATCCGCTGATCGAGGCCGCGGAAGGCCATGGCCGGACGCCGGCCTTTCGCGGGCTGGCCTATCTCGTGTTCGAGGATCTGCCGCTGGAAAACTTCGGCAACCGCATCCCCAACATCACCGCCGAGGTGACGTTCAACGCGCAGGAGGCCTTTCCGGCGCTCAAGAGCACCAACCTGCCGGGCGGTCCGCTCGACAGCGTGTTCACGAGCTACGGGGCCACCGACTGGCAACGCCAGCGCCAGCTCATGCTTTCCCCGGACGGTCTGCGGCTGTTCGATCTGCGCACGCTGGAGGAACTGGCGCAGGCACAGCCCGAGGATCTGATTTCAGACGCACTGGCCGAGGCGCTGAACCTCTACAGGGACAATTACGGGTTCGATCACTGCTTCATCGGCGGCGACGGCTATGCCTACACCCAGGTAGGCATCAGCAACACCAAGCCGGTCGTGAAGATCGATCTCGACGCGATGGCGGTCGTGGACAGCTTCGGGCGCCGCAGCAACAGCCTGACCAACAATGCCGGCGGCTTCGCATCACTGACGACGCTCG